CCTGCAAGACCAAGGCGGCCAAAATCTACAACGCCACCCGGCGCCCCGGGCAGGCCCCGGTCACCCGGAAGAAGCACCGGTATGACCGCAAGCGTGACGCCTGAGTTACGCAGGAGTTACGCTTGAACCGTAACACTCACTCACGAGACCTGAAAGGAGGTCGCATGAAACGTAGGCACGTCAAGAAGCGTATGAGTTCTTCCCCCGCCCGCGAGAAGAAGAAGTCGGACATGAAGAACGCCATGGCCCAGCGCGGCACCGGCAAATCCAGCCGCATGGACGACATCATGGGTGGTCTCGCCGCCGGGCGGAAGAAGAAGACCAAGTGATAGAGGAGCGGTCGGCGCTGATCCTTCGCGGGGAGGACGAGGCCCAGGTCGTCAAGCGCGCCAACGAGCTGTTGGAGGCTGGCGACTACGAGCTGGCGCTCAAGCCCGTGGCCGTCAAGGGTGTCATCGGCGCAGGCCGCCTGATGATGATCGTGCTCGAGAGGCCCAATGCTCAGTCGTGATGACGTCATTGCCCAGATCGAGATCGAGCGCGAGCTGCACCGCAGGACGCAGCGCCGGCTTCTGCAGGACTCGTTTGCTGCCTTCGTCCAGTGGGCATGGCACATCCTGGAGCCCGGCCGCGAGCTGAAGTGGAACTGGTCGGTGGAGGTGATCTGCCGGTTCCTCGAGGCCTTCGCCTACAGGAAATTCCACCGCGGTATCATCAACATCCCTCCCCGGGGCATGAAGTCGACCCTGGTGAGTGTGTGTTTCCCCGTCTGGGTGTGGGTCCAGGACCGCGAACGCCTGCGCGAACGCGATCCCCGTGCCGCCAAGTTCGTCGGCCCATGGCATCAGTTCCTCACCCTGGCGAACGATTCCCCCCTGGCGCTGCGTGACGCCGTCCAGGCCAGGAACCTTGTTGAGCATGAGGACTTCCTGGATGTGTTTGGCGACATGGTCATCATCCCGCAAGGGCAGAACGAGAAATCGTTCTACAAGAACACGCAGAATGGCCACCGCAACAGCCGGCCGCTGCAGGGGTCGCTGACCGGTAAGGGTGGTGACACCATCCTCATCGACGACCCGCACGACGCCGAGAAGGCCATGTCCGACGCCGACCGGCAGAACGTGCTCGACGCCTACGCCGGCAAGGTGACGTCGCGTCTCAATGATCAGGCCGAGGGTGGAATCCTGATCATCATGCAGCGCCTGCACGAGGCGGATCTCGCCGGCTTCGTGCGCGAAAAGGACGGTGACTGGTCGGAAGACAACCCCCGCGGCTGGATGAGCCTCGTTTTGCCGATGGAGTACGAGGCCGACGAGGAGGACAAGCCCCCCGTCAATCCAGCCAAGCGCATGGGATTCCCAGACCCTCGGACTACCCCGGGAGAGTTGCTGTGGCCGGAACGGTTCCCCGCCGACGCCGTTGCCCGTCTCAGGTCTGACCTCGAGCGCACCTCGGGCGTTTATGGCGCCACTGCCCAGCTCCAGCAGCGCCCGTCCCCGGCCGAGGGCGGGATTCTGCGCAAGGCATGGTGGCGGAAATGGCCGAAGGACAAGTCGTTCCCGATCTGCGAACACATCTTCCTGTCCTGGGATACGGCCTTCACCGAGAAGGACCTCAAGGAGGCATCGTTCTCGGCGAGAACCGCCTGGGGTGTGTTCTGGAATGAGCAGGAGGGCGCCTACCAGCTGATCCTGCTGCACTGCTGGGCCGATCAGGTGGCGTACCCCGATCTGCGCCAGAAGGCCCAGGATGACACCCTCGAATACAGCCCCGACGCCCATCTCATCGAGAAGAAGGCGTCAGGCATCTCGCTGATCCAGGACCTGCGGCGCTCCGGTAAGGGCCGCAAGCGGGTTCGGCTGCGGACCTACCTGCCCGACCGCGACAAGGTCGCCCGTGCCCATGCCGTGACCGCGCCGCTGTCCGGCGGGCTGGTGTGGGCGCCCGATCGCGCCTGGGCGAAGAAGACCATCGACGCCTGCGGCGTGTTCCCCAACGGGGCCCCGCCGTCGGCCGATATCACTGACACCGTCACCCAGGCCATCCTCTATCTCAAGAACGGCTGGTGGATCGAGCACCCGGACGACGTCGCAGACGATCAGTTCGTAGGCTCCGAATCCGGCAACTGGGATACCGAAGACCTCGACGACGACCCACGGAGAACCTATGCCGGCTACTATGGATGAGATTCTGCCCCTCAGCGAGACTGACGAGCAGACGCGCGCCCGACTCGACAACATGGTTGCCGAATATGGCGACGAGATCCTGACCGATGAGGAGGAGGCGGAGCTGTACCCGGAGCAGGGTATGGTCAATGCGGATGACTTCTACGCCAACCTCGCCGAGTTTCTTGACCGCAACGAGCTGTCGGCCATCGCCCAGGATGTCGTCGAGTGGACCGATCGCGACGAGCAGGCTCGCAAGGACTGGTACGACCGCGAGCAAATGGGGATCGTTCTTCTCGGCCTGATCGAGGACAAGAAGTACGTCGCGCCGTTCCAGGGCGCCACCAAGGCCACCCATCCGCTGCTGGCGGAGGCCTGCACCAACTTCCAGGCGCGCGCCATCGCCGAGCTGTTCCCGGCCGGCGGCCCCGTCAAGTCGATCGTGCTGGGGGTCAAGGACGCCATCCGCGAGGCCCAGGCCAAGCGTGTGCGCGACTTCATGAACTACCAGTACACCCAGGTCAACGGTGGCTTCGACGAGGAAGACCGGCTGCTGATGCGCCTGCCGATGTCGGGATCCTGCTTCAAGAAGCAGTATTTCGACCCGCAAACCCGCGTCGTGCGCTCCGACTACTGTGAGGCTGCCGACGTCCTGGTGCCGTACAGCGCGAGCTCGCTGCAAACGACCCCGCGCTACACCCACAGGATGCCCAACACGCCGGGCAACGACATCCGCATCCTGATGGACATTGGCTATTACATGAAGCCCGACCACTTCCTGGCGCCGACCGGCGAAGGCATGGACAACACCAGCGTCCACGATGCCATCGACGAGGCCGAGGGCCGCACCCCGACGGATTACGAGGACGACGTCGGCTACACCATTCTCGAGTGCAGCTGCTTCCTCAACCTGCCAGGGTTCGAGGACGTCGACGCCAACGGCGAACCGACTGGGATCTCCCTGCCCTACGTGGTGACCGTCGAGAAGGAGAACCAGCAGGTTCTGGCGATCCGCCGCGGCTGGCACCCGAAGAAGGACAACCGCCAGCGCCGGCTCAACATGACCCATTATAAGTTCTTGCCGGGCTTCGGGTTTTACGGTTTCGGCTTTGTCCACATCATCGGCGGGCTGGCCCAGGCGGCGACCGGCGCCATGCGTTCCTACCTGGACGCTGCCGGGTTTGCCAATATGAAGGGCGGCTTCAAGTCGCGCGACGCCAAGCTCGAGAGCGACGACCCGATCGGTATGGGCGAGTGGCGCGACACCGACATGACCGCGGAGGAGCTGGCCAAGTGCTTCTTCCCGCTGGAGTATCGCGAGCCGTCCAAGGGCCTGTTCGAGATGCTTGGCTATCTCGACGGCGTCGGCCGGCGCTACACCTCGACGACCGAGAATTTGGTGGGCGAGGCCAACAACAGTGGCCCGGTCGGCACCACCCTGGCGCTGATCGAGCAGGGTCTGAAGGTCTTCAGTGGCATCCACAAGCGGCTGCACGAGGCGCACACCCAAGAATTCAAGATCATGGCGGACCTCTACTCGGAGTTCCTGCCAGCGAAGTACCCGTATCAGGTCGAGGGCGAGGACCAGTACGTCCTCAAGCAGGACTTTGACGAGCGCGTCGACGTCGCCCCGGTCTCCGATCCAAACACCGTCACCAACACCCAGCGCATCGCCGCCGGCCAAGCCGTCATCGAGTTGGCTGGGTCAGCGCCTGACATCTATGACATGCGCGCCGCCCATAGACGGATGTTGATGGCTCTGCAGGTCGAGAACATCGACGAGCTGATTCCACCGGAGCAGGAGATCCCGCCGATGGATCCCGTCACCGAGGGCGTCAACATGCTGACCAACCAGCCAGTGAAGGCCTTCCCTGAGCAGGATCACTACGCGCACATACTGGCCCACGAAATCTGGTGGAATCAGATGGTGCCTGACGACATAAAGCCTGACCTCGAGCCCATCTACAAGGCGCATCAGGCCGAACACGTCGCCCTGTGGTACCAGCAGCAGGTCATGGCCACGTTGCCGCCGGAAATGGCGCAGGACCCGGCCGCGCAGAACCTGATAGCCCAGCAGGCCGCCGGCATGGCCCAGCTGATGGCGGTCGAGAACATTGGTCTGGCCCAGCCAGAGCAACAGGAAGGCGATTCTGGCGCCAAAGAGGCCGCCGAGATCGCGCGCAAGGACGCTGCAGCAGCCGCCGACATCGAGCGCAAAGACGCCATGGCGATGTCGGACATCGAGCGTAAGGACGCCGAGGCTGAAGCCGAAATTGAACGTGCCGCGATGCGTG